CGCTTGCTGCGCTCGCACGGCCATGCCCAGCGTGTCGGCCGCGACATCGAGGATAGAAATGCCGTTGAGGCCATCGAGCGTCAGGGGCGTGCTGAAGTGAAAGACGTCGTCGGCCTGAAGGATCGTCGTGCCGCCGCTTGGCCGGTTATAGCGGAATGTCAGATCGAACGTGTCCGAAAGCAGCGGCTTGATGCTTCCGCGAGCGAGCGGGACGAGCTGGCGCACCGCGCCGCGGGATTTGATCTTGAGCGCATAAGCTGCGCCGTCCAGCAGGGCGCAGATCTGCATATAACTCTTGAACCGCGATGCCGTTTGATAATCGTTCGGCTTGCGGTGCAGGACGTTGAACAGCGGGTGATCGGTCGCCTTTTCGGTGTCGCGGCCGTTTCGACGGCGGAGGTGAAGAGGGAGCATCCCCATCGATCCGCACTGGAGCGTCAGTGCGCGATTCAACGTGCTGTTTCGAAGTGCCAGGCGCTCGTTGACCGCAACGCCAGCAAATCCCGTACGCCCGCCGGTGCCGCGCATCATCTCCAGCAGGGCAGGATCGCTAAGCGAATAGGTGTCATAGGCCACGATTGGGCCTGCCAATGGTGGCGACCCCATCCGCTGGGGTTGCGCACCGTTTCGGCGAAAGCCAACGGCAGCGCGATATGCATCCGGCGACGTGAAACCTGCCATGCCGCCTCCTAAATTCGCAACACGCCGCGGCGCGCGTAAACTGACGGTTGCTTGGCGGGCTCGTCGAGCGCCACCATGCCCATCGCCATGACGAGGGCGACCATGCCGTCGATCCTACCCGTCGATTTCGCCTTGTTAAGCTTGCGGTCGCCCGCGGCGTTCTTCTCGACGACGGCGTTGGCCGCGCACATCGTCATCACTGGGTGAGCGCCGTGGCGCATCTGCTTGTTAAGAAAGGCGATCTCGGTGACGTCCATGGCCGGCGCCATCGAGACATGACCTTGGCCGAATGGTTCGAACGGCAGCACCACCCCAAGTTTCTGGAGCTGCGCTTCGAGCGTTTTGAAGCGATATCGATCGAACCCGAGCTTCGCGATATTCAGGCCGGCGCAGATCTGTGCGATCTTCACAGCCACGAACTCATAATCGACCGCCACGCCGGGCGTGGTTTCGATCAGCCCTCGCTTGACCCAGACATCATATGGCACGCGATCGCGCTTGGCATGGTCGACGAGGGTGCGCTCCGGTTTCCAGAACCACGCCTTGACGTTCCAGCGCCCGTCGGCGCCGCGGGCGATCAGCACGAAAGCGCAAAGGTCGGTCGTTTCGGCAAGATCGAGGCCGCCATAAACGGGGCCGGTGAGAAATGCCTGCTCGTCGACCTCGTCAGTGCCGTCAGCCCACACACCAGGCGAAATGAAGGGCGAGAACCGGTTGACCCGCTGGTTGAGATAGAGGTTGCGAAACGAGTTTTCGAAAGACGGCATGCGCGCCGCCTTCTCCGCGGCCTGCTGCAGTTCGACCGCGGATCTGAACGTCCCCAAGGCGGGGTTTGCGGCAGCATGGGCGACGGGATCGAGCACATCGCAATCAGGCTCACCGGCATAGACATGGCAGACGATCTTCGGGTCTCGTGACCTGACCGCGTCGTCGATGCGGATGCTCAACATGTCGCCGTCGGTTGGCGCCTGTGTTGAGATGATCAGCTTCAGCGCATCATCGTAGGCGCCCTGCGCCGTCTCGATGGCTTCAACGAAGTCATCCTGCGGACCGCGCACCTGGCCCATCTCGTCGAAGATTGCCACCACCGGCGACAAGCCGTGCGCGGTTTGGCCGTCGGCCGCCAGCGCCCGATACTCGACGTTCTTCGCCAAACCAATCAGCCGCTTGCCGGATGGCACTATGCGGACCAACCGGCAGAGGTCCGGGCTAAGGTTCACCATCTTCGACGCGAGGCCGAAGACGAGCGCCGCTTGGTCGCGGGATCGCGCGCCACTGACGATCTGACTATTCAGCCGGGCTTCCGGTCCGGCGATGTGCGCGAGCATGATGCCGGCGATCAGGCCGGACTTTCCATTCTTCCGGGCGATCGAGAGGATGCCCTCGGTCGTGCCGGCAGGATTATCGTACACCTCGAGAATGAAGCGCTTCTGAAAATCGTCGAGCCGCATCGGCTTCCCGACGAGCTTGCCTTCTGGGACGGGGCAAAAGCGTTCGATGAACGCGATCACCTTTTCGCCGCGGGTCACTGCAGAATCGACGGCCTCGCGAGCAGATCGTCCCCATCGGCCGCGATCGGGTTGTGCGCGGCCTCGATCTCCTGCGCGATGCCACGCCGTTTGGTGACGTCGCGCTGCTCGCCATTCTTGGCGCGGTTATCGAGGCCCAGCGCGCGGCGCAGCGTAACGATCCGGCGGGCGAGCTTGTCCACCGCGCTGATGCTCTTGATCACGAACGCCTGCTTGATCTTGCCCTTCACGTTACCGCGCTGCCCGACCGACATGGTCGACAGCATCTCGGCATCGGCCATGGCGCGCGCCAGGTTGGCGGCCACGAGCAAGTCGCTTTCGGTCCATTCGGACTTCGGCTTTTCGGAAATGACACAGTCCCAGAACGGCATGTCGCCGGGCCGAAGGGCAATATGCGCCGGCGGGGACAGATCGCGCGCGGCCGCAGCCATCGTCGCCACCGCCCCCGTCGCGCTATCGATGCGCTGCCGACGGGCCATAAGAGCAAATCCTGTATTAGCGATGAAAGACGAGGGGCCGTCGGTGTCCAACGGGCCGGGCTTTCAATCTTTTGCCTGGGGGGTGGTAGGGCCGTGCCGGTTCCATGGGTGGTCGGGGTCGACCGGCAGGCCGCTGGCGTCGCACCCGCTGACCTTCTCGAAGCCGAACTGCTCGGCAGTCACGTCGCGGTGGCAGTTGCTGCACAGGTTGCGTGTGTTCTCGTCAACGTCCTCGCCGCCCAGGGCGAGCGGATGGACGTGGTCGACCGCGGTGGCGAGCGTGACGCGGCCGCGAGCAGCGCAGATTTCGCAGAGTCCACCCGTGCGAGCGAGGCGCCTTCTGCGCGCCTTGACGCCCGCTGAGCCTCGGATGCGATCGCCCATGCGGTTGCCCTGCATTATTTACGGTGATGGCAAGATGTGGTCTTTGCCGCTCATGCCCGCGCCGATACCGATTCTTGAACGCGCATTCCAAATCGCCGAGGAAGGCGGATGCCGCGACTGGCGGGACGTGATCGCTGCGCTCAAGCGAGAGGGTTATGCCTCTGCTGAGCTGAACTTTAGCGCTCCGCTGTTGAGGAAGCAGATCAACAGGGTTTGCAGTCGGCCTCACGACTAGGAGTGGGTGAGACTCACTTAGATCATATACGGCGGCGTCGGGACATGCTCTGTCGACGCATGCTCAGCCCAATGTCAGTTCTCGAACGTGCCTTTCAGATCGCCAGCGAAGGCGAGTGCCGAAACTGGGAGCATGTCGTCACCGCCCTCAAGCGTGAGGGCTACGAAGATATCGATCAGCATTTCAGCGGTGCGCTGATCAAAGACCAGATCAACAAGCGATGCGCCCAAGCGCTCTGATAGCTAGCGATGAAGTCATTTCTGGCAGATCTCTAACACCCGCTCGAGCGCTGGCGCGCCCTGATCATCATCGCCCGCACGCCGCGCGCCTCCTTGCGCGTGGAGGGTTCAGGCTGAGGCGGCAGTGATCGCGAGGCGCCGTCATTGGCCGCCCGAAACCGTTTAGTTATTCCACATTGGTTGTATCGCGGCGCATATTTGATGATCAGAGCGCGCTCGCGTTTGGCAAGCTGATCGGGGCGATATCGAAAGAACGCCACCGCGTCGAAGTCCTTCAGCCCATCGGAGATATGCTGGCCGATTCGGCGGCGCATATCGACGGCTTGGCCGACATATACCACGACACCATCCAGCAAGAGTAGGTAGACGCCCGACGTGGCCAGGGCCCGCAACGAAGGCAGATCTACAATCTCAGGATCATCGGACATTTTTCCGGATTCCCGCCCGAGCAGGCCAACACCTGCCGGTCGGGGATCGGCGAGGGGGGCCAAGCCCATCCCATTAACTCACCGGCTGCTTATGCAGCGGCACCCGTGAAGGGCTGCGCATCATCTACATCATTCGAATTCAGGAGCCAAGAGGCCACGCGCACACGCATGCTGCCGCCGAGGTCGATCGCGACAAACCGACCGCGCTCATCCGTCACGACGCCGGACAAGCCGCTGTAAGGCCCCTGCTGCAAACGAATGTGCTGCCCCCGCTTCACGCTGTGAGGCTGCTTCTTGAGACGCACGATCCGGTGCCGCTCCTCCTCGACGCGCAGTCCGGCGATTTCACCATCGGCGATTTCAGGAATGCGCCCCTCGTGACGGAAGAAAGAGAAAGCCGGATAGGGGTTCACTCCTAGCGACAGAGCCCGGATCAACTCAGGCTTGTGGACCGCCCGCACGAAAACAAATGTCGGCGCGATCGGCTGGGCAACCTCATAAGGAACGCGGGTGCGAGCGCGGCGGCGCGTGACCACCAGGCGCGGTGTCCATGCCTCGATACCAGCGCTCGCGAGTGCCTCCTGCAACAGCAGCGTGCGCGCCCCCGCCGTCCGCAGAATGCACCACCGGCGCGCTGCCTGCCCGTTGCCCTGTTCAATCGTTTTCATGCCCGTCGTCCCGCTCTCGATGTTCCTGATTGTCGTGCTGGCCGCGTCGATCATGTCGGCGGCTGGCGGCTGCCCATCCGGCGCCGGATCTCGGCGGCATCGTCATGGCGGCCGATGCGGTCGAAGAACGCCGCCTGCCGCTCGAGCGCATCCTGCTGCTGATCCGCCGACGGTGCCGCGCCACCGTTCGGCAACGCTCCGGCATAGTCGAAGCCCAGCTTCACGTTCCGCAGAACCTGCGGATGCTCCCGCACCACCCAGTTCGCCCAGGTCGTTACCCAATCGCGCTTGCTACCCTGCGCCCGGCTCTCGGCGAGGAAGTGGTTGTGGAACGTGAACGCGGTCAGCTCGTAGGCGCCAGCCGGCCAGTTCTTGACGAGGTTCCGGGCCTGCGGTGGTAGCGTATCGGCAGGCGGTGGCGTCCAATCGGCGGCGATCCGCGTGCCCCGCGCCACTTTTTGCCGTTGCTCGACCTTACGTTGCCGAGCGCGGCCCCCGGCTGGGGGCGACAAGGCGCTAGCCTTGTCGGGGGTATTACGGTTCATTGAAGGTTTGCCCGCAGCGGCTGCGGGGGTTGGCGCAGTCTCTGCGGGGGTGCGGTCATTGCGGGGGCGCAGCGGCTGCGGGGGTGCAGGCGTTGCGGGGGTGCCCAGATCAGGCGCGTCACCAGCCGGATAGACGTAGTAAATCACGCCCTTGCCGGGCTTCTCGCGGCGCGCGAGCAGCCGCTTTGTGATCAGCGTCTTGATGACGCCCTGCACGGTGCGCTCGCCCTTGCTGCACTTCTTCGCGAGCGTCGGCATCGATGGCCAGCACTTGCCGTTGTCATTCGCGGAATCGGCCAGCGCGAGCAGCACGAGCTTCTCGCTGTCGGGCAGAACGAGATCCCACACGGCGGACATCAGTTTGATGCTCATGCTGCGGCCCCGAAACGAGAGGAACTCACCGATCGGCGCTCCGTTTGGCGACGAAAGAGGAGAGAGACATGGAAAGCGCCATTCCCGCGGGCTCGTTCTGGAGCATCATAACGATCGTCGGCCCGCTGCTGCTTGGCCTGGCGCTCGCGTATGCGGTGATCCGCAATCGGCGGATGACCCGCGCGCAGAACGACCTGTCCGAGCGCGCGACGCGCCAGAACAAGCTCGATGCTGCGATCGAGGAAGGCGCTGACGGCGCCGCCGAACGGCTCTCGCGCTAAGTGGCCGCCGCCTTGCTCGAAGCCGGCGGCAGCGCATGGGGCGCAGCTGCGATGCTGTCGCCCCTCGCTATCGGCATATTCATCTTTGCTTCGGCTGCGATCGCTGGATATCGCGATCACGATACGGTTCAGGCCGAATACGACAGACGCGAGACCAACTCGCGCTGACGCACGAGGGGGGCGGAATTGATTTACGACGTAACTGGCGAGCTGCCGCATTGGGCGGTGGCAGTCGTCATTGTTGGCACGCTCTTGAGCGTGGCCGCACTGATCTGGGCATCCTTCGTCGCAGGCGAGTGAGGCGCACTTCGTGCGCGGGGTCGTCGCGTGTTTGGCGCAGCTCGACGATACAGCGCCCGCGTGCCGGAACGCGGCGCTCGCGCCTCCGTTTGCCAGGGCATGCTCGCGACGTTCATCCTGATCTTCACGCCCGTCGTGATCGCAGCGCTCGTGCTGCTTCCCGCAACGCTGCGCGAGCGGATCGCGATGGGCTGCAAGAAGCAGCCCAGCCGACCGACGAGATATCGTCGCGCGCGGCCAACGGCGAGGACTGAGCCCGCGCAAACTGATTGACCCCCAAGTCATTCAGTGATCGCCGGATAATCGTCAGCATGCTCGAGCCGCTTGCGGCATGGCGCAATCCACCGAAGCCGAGTGTCATCTTCGCCATCGATCCAGACGAGCCACGCATAGGCGGTCGCGGTTGACCCCTCAGGCGCCAGCCGCCCCTTATGCATCACAACGCGCTCACAGAACTGAAGGACGAAGCTTGGCGGGTTGTGCGCGAAGATCGTCTCATAGCGGCCAATTGATTCGAGAAACGCGGCGCGCACCAGCACTGCGAAGCCGACGCGGCTCGTGGCGGCCATGCGATCAATGAACTGCGCTGCGAGGCGGAAGGGCGGGTTCGTGATCGTCCAGTCCACCATCGACGGCAGGAAGCCGAAGAGATAGTCCTCCACCGGGAAGCCCGCGCCGTAATCGTGGATGTCGGCAGCCTCGACATGGCCGAACCACTCCCGCAGCGGCGCGACCATATGGCCACGATTTGCAGCCGGTTCGCGACAGACCATGCCGGTTAGGTCGATGCCCTGCGCTTCGATGAACTCGCACAGCGCGCGGGTCGCCCAGGGCGGCGTCGGGAAGTCGTCGAGGCTATCGTGAGCTTCGACACGACGCTGCATGACGGCGGTGGAGCGGTTCTGGCTCATGCCGCGTCCCCGATGATTGTGAAGACGACGCAGCCGATCGGGCGCGCGCGGTGGAACTGGCGTGTGACGATGTCGAACCGGTTGTCGTCGACCTTCAGCGCCAGGGCGATGCCATCGCGGCCGTTCTTGAAGGCGCCCTCGGGATTGTCGTCGTCGCGGGCGCGGCGGTCGGGCGGGAACACGTCGAGGCGAACAGCGATCTGCCCAGCGGCGGGCAAGGTCACGCAAGCCGCGCGGGCAAGGACGAAGCAATCCTGCTTGTACGCCTTGGCGGCCTTGGCCTTATCCCAGCGGTTCGGTCGCGCATTGGAGCTGAGCGCGTTCGGCGGATAGTCGCAGATGATGCGCTGCCCGCGCGGCACGCCCAATTCGGCGAGCGCCAACTCGACCTCTTGGGCGGGCGGGGCGGCCTTCAATGGACGGATCTGCACCTTGCGCTTGCGCTTGGCCTTCGCGCGGTCGGGCAGCGGCGCCATCTTGCCGAGGCCGAGGCTGCGCCAGTTTAGGGCGCGGGCCGTCATGCTGCCCAGCCTTTCGCGCGCGCCAGCTCGATCAGATCGTTCGCGGCGATGATGCCCCGGCCGCCGACGTTGAAGTGATTCCGGCCACCGTCAGGGACGTTGCGCGCGCGCAGTTCGTCGGCCGGGTGGACACTCATCCGATAGACGTTCGGGTAGAAGCGCCGCAGGTAGCTCGCCGCCATGCCCGCGTCGGACGTGTCGGCGGTCGCCATGGTGGGGGCAGGCCCGCCCCGGTGGACTGACCTGCGCGGCGGCGGGGCGCAGCGGGGAGCCGCCTTCGGCTTCGTGCTCCGATGACCGCTCGAGACGACGCCGACCTCACGGCACCACCGCGTGATCAGCTTGCTTCCGACGTCCCAGCGCTGCTCCATCTCGGCGTAGGTCATGCCGGGCGCGACCGCGGCGAAATCGTCGGGGAGCGTGCGGGCCCTCGATGGCGGATTCGCAACGACGCCGGCTTCCTTGCGAAAGCGCGTGATGATGGTGATGCCGCAGCCATAGTGCTCGGCGATCTCGGCATTTGTCTTGCCGACGGCGACTTCGGCGAAGTCGGCGGGCGTGGTCATGGCGTGCATCAGTTCCTCCACGCGGAAACGACGGGATCTGGCAGGCGCTGGGCCTTGCGCGCGGCGTGACCGGCATCGGCTGCGGCAGCACGCGCGGCGCGGGCACGGCGGCGCGTTTCGAGCGCGGCATCGATGCCGGCGGCGATGGGGCTAGGCTGGGGGGTGACAGTTTTTGACACCCCCGCCAACTTCGCTCCGCGCAGGAGGCGGATCGCGGCGCCGATCATGCCGCCACCTTCGACAGATCGACGAGCCGCCCGCGCAGGGCTGCGATCTCCGTGGACATCGCCGATGCATGGTCGCGCTGGAGCGCTTCGAGCGAATTGATGTCGGAGCGGAGCAGGGCGACCTCGGCCGGCTCCTTGATCTCGCCAAAGCCCGCGATGCGGAACGCGGCGACGGTCTCGGTGGAGATACCGGCGGCCTTCGCAATCGTGGCATCGGACCAGCCGGTGACATAGCGGCCGTTCTCGCCGTCAAAGTGCTGGGCGAGCAGCTTGAGGGTTTCGGTCTGCCCGCGGATGGCGGCGGGCGAAGGCGATGCTCCCATGAGCGGATCCTTGGGCTTGGGGGCGGCGCAGCCCGGGCACAGGGCCGGGTCGAGGCGCCAGCCGCGCTGGGTGAATTTCTTGTCGATTTGGTCCGGGGCCATGAGCACGCGCAGGTTCACGTCACCGACGGCAGGGCATCGGGTGCAGCGAACGTGTGCGATCAACGCGGGGCGGCCGTCCCGACTGGTCGTCAGGAACCGGCTTTTGCTGCCGTCGCGATAGTGGTGGCCCCGGACCGTCACGGCTTATTCCGGCTTACCGTAGAGAACCGGCAGCTCAGTGCCAGCGGCGACGCGCGCGACGGCCTGGGTGAAGGCGTCATCGAACGTCGGGTCAGCGCGCCAGAGGTCATACCAGAAGACGATGCCTTCGCCCGTCTTGCGATAGCGAAGCCGCGCCGCCAGCCGATAGAAGGTGTCGTTCCTGAAGACCGGGATGGCGATCGGCAAACGCCGCCATCTTCATGGGCTTGCCGTCCTGCTCGAGCCATGCCTTCCACTCGTCGGACAGCGGGAAAGCATAATGACCGCGATGCGCGCCGAACCGCGGCGCCACCTTCACCGCTTCACCCCCGGGGTGGTAATCCAGCACCACCGTAATCGACGGCTTCGCGCGATCATTGTCGGCGAAGACGACGCTCTCGCCGTCCTTGAAGCGGTTGGCGTGGTCGATCAGGCTGTCGAGCGTCAGCAGCGTGGCAACACCGCGCCGATCGCGCGGCTGAGTGCGCCAGGCGTCGAAGTCGGCGGGGCGGAACAGCGTGACGTCATTGCCGCTGCGAACGGCCGGCACCGACAGGGTCTGGCCACCGTCCGAGACGGTGACGTTGATGACCTCGGCCTTCACATAGGTTTCGATGAGGTCGCGGGCTTCGGCGACGATGCCGCCCGCATTTTCCAGGACTTCCTTCATAGCTGGGATCTCCGATCGCGGGCGTTACGAAGCGTCGCGGAAGCCGCCCGCGCGGGCTCCCCCGTCGATGACCTCGCCGAACAGCTGGCGCTGCCCAGGGCGATGGCGGGTGAAGCGATTGTCGGGCGTCTGCCAAAGGATCGACTTGGCGCGCGGCGGCTCGGGGGAGACGACCTTGTAAGTCGACTTCAGGCTGACGACGCCGCCCTCCTGGGCGATGTCGACGACGATGGTCAGCTTGCCCTTGGCCTTGCCGCCGTTGTGGAACGCGGTGTCGCAGAGGTCCGCGTTCAGCTGCTTGACCGCCTGATAGCAGTCGGCCGAGAACTGGCCGTCCTCGAGGGTCTGGATGAACTCGCCCAGCGTGTTGCAGGCGCCGGGGATATAGCCCCCGTCCGCTGCGATGCTCGGGCCGTCTTCGTCTGCCATTTCGTCCTCCTTCGTGCGCGCGAAAGCCCCGGGCGCTGGGCGTGCGAAATCGCCGTCGGAATCGCGTCCGACGTGCGTGGTTCAGTTTAGAAAGCCCCCGCTACGGGCGCCGGATCAGCCGTCCTCGACCGCGTGCTGCGCCTTCGCGATCAACTCGCGCGTGCGCTTCCGCAGGCGGCCCTTTTCGACATGATCGATCTTGCCATCGCGCCGGGCCTCGCAGACGTCGGACACGAGCCCAGCCGCGTTGGCAGCCAGATCGTCCCAATTCGTCTCGGCCGTCTCGGCATCCACCAGCCGGGCATCGCCCGCCTCGAGAAGCATGTTAATCGCCTCGGGCGGCAGGACGCTGCGCAGCGCCAGCATCTGGGCGACGGTCATTGCGGACCCATTCGCCAGTTCGGCGAGCGTGGTCGCGCCGATGCCGGTAGCCTTGGCGAGCGCGCGATTGGAAATCTTGTTCGGATCGTTCGGGCCGACGTACCGCGCGAACATCTCGCGCTGCTGGCGCGCGGTTTCCCGGGCGAGGATCGTATCGGAAAACATGATTACGCGCGTCCCTCGATGGTAGCCCGGTTGGCATGAACAGGGTCGAAAGCGAACTGAACGGAGCCGAAGGGCAGGCGCTTATCGAGCTCGGCGATGAGCGCGTCGGTAGCGACGTCGGTCAGGTCCGGCTGGGCCTCGACGATCACGAGCGCGCGATGGCTGCCAGCCGAGCGGCGCAAGCGACCTTCGGCGATAAGGTGGTCAACGACGGTGTGCGCGTTCGAACGGCTTTTCAGGCCGAGGTCGGTCGCGATCTCGGTGAGGCTGGGCGACGCGCCGTGATGCGCGCGCTGATAGTCGCGGATGAAACTCAGCGCCTTGGCTTCGCGGCGGGTCATGCGGCTTCCTTGACGGCAAAGGGGCAATCGCGGACGGCGCAGCACTGGGCGGCGGGATCGTCGTCGCGGCGATTGCAGGCCGGTACGGAGCAAACCGCGACACGATCAGTGGTACGCCTGCGGGCGGTCTGTTCGCGCGGATACAGGTCGGGACGCAGCCGATATCGAGAACCAAACCCCGCCCGTTCAACCGGGAGGACGTACTGCGCTGGCAGCTCCGAGCCCTTCTTAAGCAGCTGCCAGATGTTGCCTTGCGTGCAGCCGCAGACAGCGGCGAAGGCAGTCTGCCCACCGGCCTTACGAACAGCCTCGCGGAACTCGGCGTGGGGTGAGAGTTTCGTTGCCATGACCCACTTGTAATAGATTGCTATTGTGTCTGCAATAGGCAACTTCAATAGCGAGCTATTCGGCTGCTGCTATGATGAGGGCATGGCAGAGAGCATAACTGTGCGCCGGCTGAAGCAGGCGATGGAGGACGCGGGGCTGGATCAACCCGCCTTGGCAGCGGCAGCTGGCTGCACACAGGGTGCCATCAGCCAGATTCTGTTAGGCAAAACAGCGCGTTCGCGTTTCCTGCCCGATATCGCTCAGGTGCTTGGGGTGTCGGTTGATTGGCTTAGGGGGAGCACCATAAATCGGACGCCAGACCTGCCTGCGGTTAAGGATGCGTCGGCTGGTGACGATACCGTCGAGGTAGCCCAGCTAGACCTGTCGTTCTCGATGGGACCGGGCACGACAATCGACGACTACATCGAGGAGGTCCCCTACCGGTTCGACATCGGCTGGCTTCGTCGCCTCACCCGATCCGAGCCCCGTCGGTTGCGTTTGGCGCGCGGGGTGGGAGAGTCGATGTCGCCGACGCTCCTGACAGGCGATCAGGTGTTAATCGATACCACGCAGCGGCAGCTTAATAAGCAAGACGGAATTTACGCGATCAGTCTCTTCGGAGCTGCCGCGATAAAGCGCCTTCGCGCCATCGGCCCCCAGCGTGTCCGGGTCATTTCTGATAACCCAGCCGTTGAGGACCAGGACGTCGATGCGGAAGATATTTCAATCGCTGGCCGGGTGATTTGGTTTAGCCGGGAGCTGTAATTGGCGATTGCTACGATGACGCTGGCGGTCGTCGGCGTGGATCATCCAAACCGGAGACCGCGAAAGCAGGGTAGCATTCCACGACGCTTCGAGATCGCGGCTTGCCGTCCAGGTGAACCAGTCGACCTTGAGCTTGAGCCTGACAACCCAGCCGACCCGAACGCCATCATCGTGCTCAGTGAGCGGGGCATTCAGATTGGATATGTGCGGGCGGAGCGAGCGCAACTCATTTCCGGATACATTAAGTCGGGAATCGAGATTCGGGCAGTTTTTCAGTCCGCAGAGGATTGGGGGGCCACGATCCGGATTACGACGGATGGAAGTGTCCCAGTTCTGCCGCCAATGGCGGCGACGGCGGAGCCTGAGCCGGACTGGTGGCCAGATGACGAATGGCCAGATTGAAAATAGAAAACTATTTTAGGTTGACGGATAAAAATAGATAACTATTGTTCCTGAGGCTACCTGCTTCGGGATGATCAATAGATGTCCACAACCTTCGCCGCGGCGCAGATCCCGCAAACGACCGGCTGGCGCCAGCATGACGGGCGGGCGTGCCCGACGAACCCCCTCGCGTTGGTCAAGGTCCAGTTCCGCGGCGAGAGCATCGAGGCAGCCGACAAGCGGCGCGCCACGCCCGCCTACACTTGGGACTGGATGCTCCCGACGTGGCACGCCCCGATCGCCGCGTGGCGCCCGGCGAACGAGCTGACGCTCGCACAGCGTCTGCTTGCCGAGGCCGAACCGTGGCTCGCCGGTATGGCATCGCGGCCGATGCGCATCTTCATCACCTTCGCCCTCATCGTCGCCGCGGCGGCGTGGGTGGCGCTGCTCGTCGAGATGACCTCGTGAGCGCCAACCGTGCCCCCCTGGCCGACGCCAGCAATCCCCCCCTTGCTACGTCGGCCGCAACCGACCCGGCGGCGATTTCCCTAACGCCGCCGGGTCAAATGTTACAATGTGTTGCACACAAGAAACAGGCGACCCGCTATGATGAGGGCCAGCGGTGCGGAGGCGACGTCTCAGTCAGCGGAGTGCCCCAACTCCAGCTGATGCACCGCGACCCGGTGGCGGACTGCGCCCGCCGCCGGGTCACCTCCCGATCAGCGGAGCGCGCAGCCGCCCATTACGAGCGGATGGGCTGTCTCGCCGAGGTCATCGGCGCGGGCTGCATCGCCAGCCTCCAGCGCGCGACCGCCGCGCGCATCCGCGATGGCTACGTCAACAACTTCGTCCGCAGCCTTGAGCGCGCGGCGATCGCCGGGAGTGCCCGCTGATGGATTACGCCAGCCTTTCCGACATGCAGGCGTGGGCGCGCGCGAAGATGCAGCGTCCACGCGACTTCGCCATCGGCCCCGCCGACAATCCCTATCTGCTGCGCTGGTGGATCATGCCGCGCAACGAGGGGTGCAATCTCTATCTCCACCAGATCCTGCGCGACGACGACGACCGCGCGCTGCATGATCATCCGTGGGAGAACACGTCCTACCTGATCGAAGGCGCATATCGGGAAATCACCCCCGACGGCATCTTGATCCGCCAGGCGGGCGACGTGGTGACGCGGTCGGCGACCGCCCTTCATCGGCTTGAACTGATCGGCGGCAAACCCTGCGTCAGCATTTTCATGACCGGGCCGAAGGTTCGCGAGTGGGGCTTCGACTGTGGCGAGCGCGGGTGGGTCCACTGGCGCGATTTCACCGCTGGGGACAATGGCGAGCTGGTCGGTCGCGGCTGCGGTGAGCATGAGCCTGCACCCAAGGCGCTGGCATGACCCAGCTCGACGCCCTGACCCATGGCCGGATCGACGCGCGGTCCCAGCTTCGGGCACGGCTCGCCATCTGCCGCGCCGTTCTGGGCGATCTTCCCGGTCCGCGCTGGCGCAAGGGATCGAACAACGAGCCGCGCTCCCTGATCGTGGACGTGCTGACGCGAAGCTGCGAGCCCTGCCAGGTGTGCGGCGCGCCGGGCGAACAGATCGTTGCGGCCGTCATCGGGAACGGTGCGCGCGAGGTCTGTCTCAGCTGCAACTCCGAAGCGATCGTCGGTGATTACGACTGGAATTCGCTTTCCGATTGCCTGCGCTTCAAGGCCGACCTCGCGGCGGGTGCCGTGGCGAGCGACGCCGCCACCTGTCCGACGTGCCTTGTCGAGCTTCACGACTTCGCGGGTGCCGAGGCGATCGCGACGGACTGTGCTCGATCGCACTGCGGCTTGAAGCCGGCGGAGGTGCTCTGATGACTTCGTATTTCGGCCGCTTCGGCAGCCCGCCCGAAGAGATTGGGCTGCCCGAGCGCTGCTACATCACCCCGTCGAAGCCGAACAACTGGCGCGGCGGGAAGGACAAGGACGCGAGGTTCACCCGCGCGCAGCTTGGCGTGATGGAACAGTTGGGCATGGACCCCGCAACCACCGAGGTCGTCGTCGTGCGCTCTACGGCGACGTATCGCGAGGAGCATGTCGGGTCCGGCCCCCAGCCGATCTACGTCATGCCGTGCCCGGTGCTCGAGCATCGCCCGAACGGCTTTCGCCTGGTCATCAGTCCGTCAGGCTATCGCGACCTGGTCCACGAGAGCGGCGACCTGTCGATCAAGAAGGGCAGGGGGCGGGTATGAGCTTGTGCTCACAACGCGACAAAGAGGCGGGTGCCCACGCCCGACAGCTCTCTGAGCGCCTGATCGTCGCCGACGCTCAGCATCACAATATCAATCGCGCACTCGGACATCTCGCTAAGTTCGCGGCACCAGCGGTGTTTGACCTCATGCCACTTGGCGCGGACCCGATCCTGCGTGGAGCCGTCGTTAACGTTCCAACCGTTCAGCAGGACGACCAGCGACAGGTCGAGCAAGTCGGAATTGGCACTGCAGCTGCTGGTCCTTCGGATCCAAAGTTCCTCGATACTTTCCTTGGTCATCGCCCAGGAGACGATCGGGTCGGTCATTGTTCTGGGGAGAGGCGGGCGGGCGACAGTGCTGCTCAGCTTCAATCCGCTCGACCACACTCATTTTTCTCCCGTAATCTTCATCGCTCGTCGAAACGACGCGCGCGCTTTTATCGTTCCGAAGATGCCTGCCCGGCGGTGGCGTCACAGCTGATGCAGGACGCCGTCCTCGTCGCGCATCCGGAATGCGACGTAGCGGGCGCGATTCTTCGCCGTCTTGCTGAGCAGCCGACAGGTCAACCAGAGCGCGCGTCGGATGACCTCCCATTCGCCATCGTGCCGCTGCCCCTCCAATATAAATCGGCTATCGATAGTCATTCGTCGGAGGCTTCCCGAGGTGGCGCGACAAGAGCGCTGCAGAACGCACTCGGTACGGAAAACGATCCTCGTTCGGATCGAGTTCGCAATGGGTCGCTCAAACCGGAAAGGCCGGCCGCGAAGCGCCAGCCGCCCGCCTGGATGATCGCGCCGGCGTGGTCGCGCGTCATCCGTCGCCTCGCGCTGGAATCGCTCAAGCGGAGCAACCCCTATGGCTGAGAATAGCAAGATCGAATGGACCGACCACACCTTCAACCCTTGGGAGGGTTGCCAGAAGGTCGGGCCGGGCTGCGACCACTGCTACGCCGAGAAGAGGAACGCGCGCTTTGGGGGTGGCTCAGCAATCAATTGGGGGGCGGGGGCGCCCCGTCGCCGCACCAGCGCCACAAATTGGCGGAAGCCCCGTCAGTGGCAGGCGGACGCCGCGCGGTTTCTGGCGGAGCATGGGCGCCGCCAGCGCGTGTTTTGCGCGAGCCTCGCCGATGTGTTCGACAACGCGGTCGATCCCGATTGGCGGTCGGACCTGTTCGAGCTTATCGATCAGACGCCCGATCTGGATTGGCTGCTGCTCACCAAGCGGATCGGCAACGCGGCCACGATGCTGCGCGCCGATTGGGAGCGTGACGCCTTCCCGCCGAACGTGTGGCTGGGCGCGACTATCGTGAACCAGGCGGAGGCCGACCGGGACATCCCGAAACTGCTCGCGGCACCGGCGCGCGTCCGCTTCCTATCGATAGAGCCGCTGCTTGGGCCGGTCGATCTTGCCGAGGTCTCGAATACCGGCACTGCGCTTGATCCTGAATGCTGGGGCGACTGCGCTTGCGATAGCCTTTACGGGCGCGATCCTGGCTGCCGCCGGAACGAGGGCGACGGGCAGCTTCAGCGCAAGATTGATTGGGTGATCGTCGGCGGCGAAAGCGGTCCAGGCGCGCGACCGATGCATCCGGATTGGGCGCGTGGCCTTCGCGATCAATGCACAGCGGCCGGCGTCGCGTTCCTCTTCAAGCAATGGGGTGAATGGGAAGTCGCTCTCGATCGCGAGCGCGACGACGCCGATTGGCGCGCCGATTACACCAATGATTTTGGCGATCGCGGCAAAACGAAATGGCTCAACCTCGCTGGCGGCTGCGGCTTCCACGGTGAACGCTTCCACGTCATGCGCCGGGTCGGGAAGAAGGAAGCCGGCCGGGCTCTCGATGGGGTTACGCACGATGGAGTGCCGGCATGATGTTTCTTTTCAACCCAGCCGGCGATCAGACGATCATGCACCTTGCTGAGTACGACCGGCTTGGTGGGATAGTCGGAGCGCTCTGCGGCAAGCGCGACTTCCTGCGCAGTTGCAACCTGCCGCTCGGCCGCGCGCGCTGCGCTGCCTGTGCCCAGATCGAAGCCCGGATTCAGCGCGGCGACCGGTCGGATGACGCCTGGCAGCGCCGCAGCGCCGAGGCCGACGAGTACACGACCGGCATGTGGCAGCGCCATCTGAGCGGCGTCTCGATGCTGTGCGTGGCCACCGATGCGCAGAGGCGCGGATTTTTGGACGGGATGAACGGTAGGCACTGGCCGCACCATTGGCGGGTGCGCGACAGCTTCGACCGAGGGCGGCATACCGCTCGGCTGCTCGGTTACAAGGTGCCTCTATGACCCCCTTCATCTGTCTCGCTATCGCGCTCCATGACGTCGACGGCCCGATCCACTGCGCCGACGGCGCGAAGATCCGGCTCCAAGGCATCGGTGCAACGGAGATGGACGGCGCGTGCCGCCCGAACCAGCCGTGCGTGCCCGGTGACCCGTTTGCCCAGCGCCGCGCGATGGCACGCGCGATCGGCGCCACGGTGGCGCGCGAGACGCGATCGCCGAGCTTCGGTCGGCTGCATTTCGCCCGTCCGATCCGGCTGACCTGCGAGGCCACCGGCACCAGCCACAAGCGCCTGACCGCCTGGTGCGCGACTGCGGACGGGCGCGACCTGTCGTGCACCGCGATTCGCGCGCGTGTAGCGGTGCGGTGGGTGCGATACGACAAAAGCGGTCGCCTGACCCGGTGCCGGCCGTGACGATCGATCTTTCGACCGCTGCGAAGCGCGCGCGCTTCGATGGCGCGCGGGCAGCGGCCGCAGGTCTGCCGCGCGCCTCGTGCCGCCGGCAACCGGGCGCGGCGACCTATGAGGCGTGGCACGACGGTTACGATGAAGTGGTCAACCGCGCCGCGCGAACTGCCGATCTCGCGTCTCGGCTCACGCGCCCGCAGCGCCGCTGGATCGGCTTTGACAGGATGCCCGGGGGTGGATTCTGGCCGTGCCGTCACGCGCTGATCGGAATGGGCCTGCTGGATGGCCGTGGGAAGCTGACCGAGCGAGGCGAAGCTGTGCGGGCCGAGATCAGGAGGGCGGCGTGAAGGTTCTATCCGTTGCGAGGGTGCTCGATGACCATCGGCGGCAGCGTCACGAAAAGAGCGCGCACGCCGTTATCATCTGTGCGCCAGCGGCCGTCGCGGCTCAGCTTCTCAAGAGTGGTGAAAGCATCCGCAGCGTCGGGATGCTGGTCGCGCAATACCGTCCACTGGATCAGGCATATGTCGATAAAGATGGGCTGACCGAAATGCTTCGCGTCAAATCGAACGACGTCTCCGACTATACGGCGGTCATTCGCATATCGGCTGATGCTGATAAGTCGATCCACGGAGCAGTTGGTGGACGCGAAGTGCCTCAGAAACAATCGCACAGAGCAACAATAGGCTCGCTCTATCGCGTTCTGGTGTCACCTCGGCCCCCATTTATCGTTCTGTGCGCTTGGCGCCGCCTCATCGACAACGCGACCAAGCTTTTCGAGTGCGTCAAAGACGTGTGCGTCCCGCTGCGATTCTTGAGGTCCAGCCGCCTTTTCGACCTTCAATTCGTAGTTCCCCGACCCGGGGTCGATGTCTTTCATCCAGACCTCCAGGTTGTTGTTCTGAAACAGAAATATGGTGGCCGGAGAAATCTCCAAGGCTCAGTCGTCCAAAATCATTGCTCGAAAGGAGGCTGGTATGGGGCTTGCGCTTGAAAGGCTTCCTGATTGGCCGGCCGCCCTCACGACCGAGGAGGCGCTCGCCTATACCGGCGTCGCCGAAACCCAGCTCCGCGCCTGGGCGAAGGCCCGGAAGGTGCATTTCCTCCCGATCGGCCCGAACGGTGCGAAGCTCGTCCTGCGCGACGAACTCGACGCGGCGCTGCGTGCGCGCTTCGCCGCTGTGTCCGACAATGACGTGATCGAGTTCTGATGGCCCGACTTCGCCTGCCTGCCTACGTCAACGTCCGCAAGCTGTCGGACGGCACCCCGGCCTATTACTGGATTCGCCCGAAATGGGCCTCGCCGCCGAACCTGCGGCACGGGAAGCCGTGCCCGGTGGAATCGTCGCCCCTCGGCATCAACCAGGGCGCGGCGATCACGAAGGCCGAGGCGCTCAACGCGGCATTCAAGGAGTGGAGGGAAGGGGAGGCGTCCGCGCGCACCCCGGGCACCGTCAAATGGCTGTTCAGCTGGTACTGCCAGCAGGAGAAGTTCACCGCGCTGCGCCACTCCACCCGCAAGGGCTATCGGTTCGCGATGGACCAGATCGAAGCAATGGATACGAAGGGCGGGCCGCTGGGCGGCCGCAAGGCCGCTGCGGTCGATGCCACCGTTTCTGACGCCCTCTACCGCAAGGCGCGCGCGAAGCATGGCGAGCGCCAGGCGTCCTACATGATGCAGGTCTGCCGCCTCGTGTGGAATCAGGCGCGCCGCCCCGGCTATTCAAAATCGACCGGCGTGAAGGACAATCCGTTCTCGGGGATGGGGATCAAGGCCAGCACGGGCGGAAAGGGCAACCGCGCCGCGACGCGCGCCGAATACGACCTGTATCGGGCCACGGCGCGCGAGCTGGGCAAGCAGAGCATGGCGACGGCCGCGGCGCTGCTGTTCGAATGCTGTCAGCGGGTCTAGGACGCTTTCGGGTTCGGAGATCCCGACGGGATCGAGCGCGGCTTCTATTGGGACGATTACCAGCCGGGCGAGCGCATCAGCATGGTGCAGTCGAAGACGGGGAAGGCCGTTACCTGGGAGCTGTCCGCCGCGATCGGCGACGAGGTGGTGCTGCTATATCCGGAACTCGAGGCGGAGCTGGCGCGCATGAAGCGCGAGGGCGGCAAGATGATCGTGCGCGATGAGCGCACGGGCCAGCCGTACAGGTTCGACTACATGCAGAAGCTTCACGCCCGGATTCGCGCGAAGGCGGGCCTGCCAGCCGATTTGCGCATGACCAGCTTCAGGCACGGCGGCATGACCGAGATCGGCGATGCCGGCGTCGACGACATGCGGCCGGTGTCGGGGCACACGAAGCTCGACACAACGGCGATCTACAACAAGGCGTCGGCTGAAAAGGCGCGCCAGATCGCGCTGAAGCGCCGCGAACACGTCACAATATTATCGAGGCACTGAGTACTGCGCTGTGCGCAGCATTACCAACGCGCACTCCGCAATGTTGCATCAATCGCTGCCTAACTGATCCAGATCAGCGCGCTCTCCTGTTAAAGCGAATATACGTGCTTATCGGCATCTCCTTTTGAGCGTGAGGCCGGCTGACAGCATCGGGAAAGCTGCCGCTCTCGGAGCTCCCTATGCAGATGACGTCAACCACCGTCGCGGATCAAAAGGCGTCGCGCGCGCCGATAGGAGAGTTAATGGTGGCCCGCGACATGCGCGGACCCGGCATCACTGCAATGATCGGTGAGGTAGCCGGAGAGCCGATTATCGTTCGGTTTGACACGTCGGCAATTCTGGCCCTGACCGAGAAATCGAGTTCTTTGCAGCTCATTGAGGAGGGTCTTCGCTCGCATCATGATCGGATAAGGGCGGCAGCTGCAGCCGTTTTGCTAGCCGGCTTCGCGTCGGTAGCTGCCGAGGGAACCGTGATTACCCTGTCAGCCCTCGACCTCTAGGCGGCCGCGGCGGAGGCGGATAAGAGAACGAGGCCGATCTCAGGTCCAACGGCGGGACATGCGGTGGTCAGCGTTTATACGCGGGAGAGAGCTGGCCGGCGACGTCGATCATGCCGACGAAAAGGTTGTTCTCATCCGTAAGTAGAACGGCCAGATCGTCGCTCCAGATATCCGTTCTGACGTCGTGAAGGAGTTCGCCGGCCAGCCGTTGAGCCTCCCTCTTCGCCGTTTCGACATCCGGTAGATCAATGGCGACCGGGTCAACGTCAGCCGCCGTGTGGGTAACCCGGACATAGTACCGAGGCATCTCTATCTCCCATGAGGGCGCAATAACCTCAGGCGGAGCTGTTAGTTGCGAACGTTTCGCAGGCGGATAGCTAAAGGCGCTTTGGGCGCGCGGTCGCGCGCGGTTAGTCCCAGCGCAGCAGGCCGCACTGATACTGTGAAGGAAAAATTCTTTGGGATGATCTTGAAGCGCCGAGGCGCGAAATTATTTTGCTTGCCGTCGGGGGCCGGCGGTCCCTGGCAGGAGGCGGCCAGGATAGGCCGGCTCTGCATCTTCAGATTGCTCTTTGGAGGGTTTGGATTTGTCGCTCACCGTGAACCAGAAAATCGCATATTCGGAACGTCGTGCGGATGAGGAGCGCGCCGCTGCTGCCGCTGCGCATTCTAGCGAATCGAGGCGCATTCACGAGGCTCTTGCCGAGCAGCACGCGCGCGCGGCGCGGCAGGAGAGGGAGCGCAGCGCGCGAAATAGCTTTGCGGTGAACTAGGAGAGCGCGATGAGATACGAGCTTTTCTCGCCAACGCGGCCCGAGCTTCCGTTTGCCACCACCGACCTTGAGCTCGACTTCGATGCTGAGCAGTGGGCCCGCCAGTGGGCGCTTGCCCATGAGGACGCCGGCGACGACTTCACTGTGCGCGGCAGCGATGGCAAGTTTTCGGCGTCGGTCTTCCGGACGAAGGCGGGCCAGTGCTACATCATGCGTAAGCCCGCCGCAGCCTGA